TCACAGAATCGCGCCGCGCTCGTAAACGATGTCAGTGCCAACCCATTGCACGTTAATGCCTTGGGATGCGGTCTTTAATCTGGGGGCGGCGCAGTAGCCGATGCCGTTAACCCCCTGCCACGCCTGACTCACAGACAAATCCCCGCCCCAGACTGCGGTATCCCATTTGCCCGAATCCCATGTCGCATAGACGGTGGGGCTGAATGACAGCGGAGCCGTGGTGTCTGAAACGTCAAAATTGATATTCAGGCTCGCGCCGATGTTCGGGGAGCCGCTGGTCTGGATAATCGGGCGCATCATCGTAAAGCGCTTTAAGATGCCGCCAGAATTGAAGTAGTTGAACGCCTGCAATCCGTCACAAGCGATGTTCGTTGCGTTGTCGGCTAACGTATCCCACGCTTTTGCGACGTAGCCACCAGCCCCGAAATACAAGTCATCATTGTAGATTTCAAAACAATTTGCGTTCCAGCCGGTGAAGTTGCACCAGCCTTTAGAAATCGTGTGCATAACGTACTGTTGTTGGTTCGCGCCCTCGCTGACCGGCACGTTCTGTATCAGCAGGTTTTCTTTGGGGAACTGGATGCACTGCCAGCCGAAGTTATTACCATAAGCACTAATCGCGCTTGAGGTTGCATATTGAATCTTATCGGTCAACGCAATCTTTGGATTTGTGCGCGAAGACTGCAAAGCGCCCGACATGGGATACAAGCCATCCTGACAGGTCACTAGAAGATCGCCGGCGAACTTAACCAGGCATCTGCGCCCGACCGGACTGCCGATCTGCCACACGCCCACCAGCGCCCATGTGGACGCGCCAGCGGGGTCGGTGCCTTTGTATACGATAACCTCGCCTTTTGAGGTGATAAACACGGCCAGATCGTCGACGCCATATCCTGCGTCAATCGTCCATGTTGACATCGCCATCAGATACCCGCCGCGCATCGCAATGCCGGTTAGATCAAACTTGGTCGCTGCCCCCGCGATGGCGGAGGTGGCTAAATACCAAGCGTTCAAGGTGCTTTTTTCAACGAACCACAAGCGGTTTTTATGCTCGTTGATGTGAATGAGGTTCGCGGGAGTCACGCCCGTGATCGCCGCATTTGTCCACGTCGTGCCATCCCAGTACCGAGGCGCATCAGCCCCGTTGACCATGTAGAGGTAATTCCCCGACGTATTGGCGTAATTCACATACTGCCAGCGGGCGTTGGTTAAGCCCGTCTGAACCGCAGCGCCCACAGCACCACCCGCCGTCACATCAAATATAGAAGAGCCTGCGGCAGCCAGCAACTTGTTACTGGTCAGCCCCGCGAAAGCCATGACGGTTTCGACCTGAGAAACCAAACCCGTCGCCCATTGCGAATAGCCATTTCGCATCTTGCAGTTTGATGGCGTTGGTACAAAGTTTTGCAGAATCACCGCATCCGTGGGCGGCATGTCCGCTATGGCGTCTCGGGCGTTCCACCCACCCACCGGGGCCGGCAAGCTGGTGGGAACCGAACCTCTGCGCGTCTGCATTACGTGCCGTAATTGCTATCTGGCAGATTTTCCCACCCGATCAGCACAGACGAAGCCCTCGGCGCCATGCTCAAGGTCGGTGAGCCGGCATCGTTTGACTTGGAAATAGAAAGCTCGGCTTCGTAATCGCGGCGAATGTCTGTGGTGTCAAACCCCTTGATACTGAAATACTTGAGCTTCAGCCCCAGAACCATTAGGCGGTCGGGGAATATGCAGGTATCAGTGTCCACCGTTAAACTGCTCTTGGCCGTTCCTGACACGTCCGAGGCCCATGCGTTGCTGATGTATTCAAAGCCCAAAGTATTGGTCGAGCCGATGGCCGGCCAGATTTGGAAGTAGCCACCAAAGATGCGAAAGCGAATACGCGGGCCGGTGGAGATATAGCCGGAGATCAGCCATTCCCACTGTTGCGCCGTTTCGGGGCCGAGCATCTTCCAATGTTTTGATTTATCCCATTGCGTGCCGTCAATAATCCGGTCGTAATCGGTCGGCATCGCATACTTCACCTTGGTGAGCGTAAAGGTCGCGCCGGTCGTGGTCGTGATTGCCGGTTGACTGAGCGGAATGGTCGCGCCCGAAGGGGCGCTTGGGATGTAGGTCGCCTGGTTAATACCGGAGCCGACCACTTGATAGGTGGTGTCAAGCCCGACGATTGAAGAGGCGCTCGTGATACTTGAGCTTCCCGCCGTCGTGTTGCCTGTAATCGTCGTGAATGACACCGTGAACAAATAAGCCTTGCTCATGCTTTGCCACTGGTGCTGCCTTGAGACTTCGTAGCCCACCGCGTTTAGCAATGCCAACTGCTGCACAACGTCCGTTGAGGTATTGCCGGCCACGGCAGTCGGAACGGATAGCCCCATCTCTCCGGTGGCTTGCTGGACGATTTGCAGCATTGTGGTCATTTAGGCGGCTTTCTTTTTGGGTTCAAGTTTTTCAAGGACGGCCATCACGCGTGATAACTTATCCTCAAGGTCGGCAATCTTTGAGTCGCGTTTAGCCACTTCGTCTTTAACTTCTGCGCCGTTCTTGGCCGCCACCGCTGCTTGCGCTTTGGTGCGTAGGGAATTGCCGCCCATGCCAATGCCCTGCACTTGGGCGTCATTGGCGCCAGCGATCTGCTCGACCGTGAAGAAGCGCAGGAACTTCAGTTGGCGCACTTGCTCGGCGTTCAGTTCTTCCCATTGCTCCAGCGGCCAGCCGGGAACATTCTCGGCGTTGGCGATCTTGCCGGTCTGCATCTGATACCAGAGCCACTGTTTCGGAAACCTGCGGGCGTCAATCCCTTCGGCGGGTCGCTCGACGATGCTCTTGTCGTTGCCCGGTATGCTGATGCGGACAAAAGGACACTCTGTGCGATAGGTCTTGATTCCGGTCTTGTCCGTTTCCCATTTATCAAGGGCTGCGTAGTCGTAGAACTCGACCGACAGCATGGAGTCAGGGTTTACGGGGCCGGCGAATTCGGGGTTGTCCAGGTCAGATGCGAGCATTGAAAATCCTCAAGTAGTTGAGATGTGGAATAAAGCAGCGTCACCGTGGTCATCGGAAAACTCCACCGAATACCCAAGGCGTTTAAACAGGTCTTGCCACCAAGCAAAGGGCTTGACCGTCAGGTGCAGCGGATGCCCGATCAGCCCGCCCATGTAGTCAGGCACCAGGCTGATTTGAAAAAAGCATTTCGGCACGCAAGCCATGACGTTTTTGATTACGTCCTTCACGTCTTCGGTCGGGATGTGTTCCATTACGTCCGTGCAGAATCCAATGTCGCCCTTGACGTGAATTGGCTTGGTCAGGTCTGCTGGCGTAAAGGTGAAGTCAACACCCGCATCCAGACAGTTGTCGGCAAAGTCAACCATCTGCAATGGGCATTTGGTTAGTTCGTGGATGCGCTTGGAGCCGCGCCCCGTGCCACACCCGAAATCAATCACCTTCGTTTTATTGGTCACACCCGCCACTTGCACAAAGCGGTCGGCAACCATCTCGCCGGGGCTGACCTTCCTGTAATCAGGAAATACCCACATGCGGCGGTATTTCTCGTCCTCGGCCAAAACCTCGCGCTCTGGCTCCTTCTTTGCAGCCTGTTGGCTTGTCCACGGCAGCAACCCATCGCCGCGAATCGTTAGCAAGCACCCCTCGTCTATGAGGAGGTCTGACATTTGCGGGAAAAACTGCGCTTGCTGCGCCATTGCCAGCGTGCTTGTAAACGTCTTGCCGGCAACCGTTACGTTGCAAGTAACGCCTTGCGGGTCAAACTGCGGGTAGGCGTGACTGCTGCCGTTCCGATAGCTTGAGTCATACCCGTAGAGGTGCAGATTCCTAAAGCCCATCACATAGGCCAAGCACATCGCAGACAGACCCACGGTGGTGCCGCCGCCGATCAGTGCGTATTCGTCCTCGTAGGCCGGCAGGCACGCATCGAATTGATCCATGTTGTCGGGGTATTGCTGGTGCCACAGCGTGACGTTTGAAAGCCCGTCAAACACTTTGGGGTGACACTGCGAGGCGAGCAGGTAATGCTTGCTGTAGCCTATGAATGATGCGTTCAACTCTCTGGCGTCCACGACCACGGTGTAATCAGCCGTGATCCCGTGCGACGCCAACATCTGCGCCGCGTTGTTCAAGGCAAATATTGTTTGCCCCAGTGACTGCCGCCAGCGTATTTCTTCGATCCAATCCGTTACGGATGGGCCGCCACCAACCAATACCGCCTGTCCTTCGTGTTTGGGAGTGTCCTTAACCCACTTGATAGGTCTTTTCGAGTTGACAAGAACATTTCCAAACAGCACTTCATCCGAAGTGTTGACACAGGTTTCAATCTGCACAAATCCCCCAAAAGAAAAGAGGGAGCCCGAAGGCTCCCCCTTTTTTTGCAACAAACTACGTTTAGGTCACGCGGCCTTGCAGATGCGGACGGTTCATCACCAAACGCACCGAGGTCGTTGCCGACACAGTGCTGTTGGCGGTGCGAACGCCGAGAATCTGCTTGCCCGATGCCACGGTTCCGACCTTGCCGGTGCTGTTGATCGCCACCGCCACGTTCGTCGCCAAGCCCAAACCAGTGGACTTCGCAACAACCGCAACGCCAGAAATCTGATACCAGCCCCAAGTCGTGGCAACGATGTTTGCGGACATCGCCACAGCGACAGGTTGACCCAGGTTAGCCGTCACCGGGCACAGGGTCGTGGTGTAACTGACCGTGTTATAGGTGACCAGCGAACCAATCGCGGTGGACGCGACACCAGCCAAGAGGATGAATTCCCCCATGCCGAAGGTCGGGTCTTGCGCGGTGACAACCATACCCAGATACATGGGCGGCGTCGGCAACGCAGAGGAAGCGTTAGCAAACGTGACGCCCGAGTCAAACTGGTTAATGGGCAGGAGGCCGGAGATAGGATTAATGATTGCGTATGCCATGATCTTCTCCGGTTAAGCTACAAGGACGCCTTGCAGCGATGCGTTGCTGCAAGTGAGGTTGCCCGCCCAGCCGATAAGCTTGACGATCGCGTCCTGGTTAACGGCTTGCCGTTCGCCGCCAATCGGCACGAAATTACGATCTTTATGTGGTCTGCTT